GTTTGAAGTCATTCGAGGCAATGAATAGCTTGATCGTGCTGGCAAGCGTCCCGTCTGTCGGGGCGTAATGCTCGGCGTCCACATAGGCCCGCAGAAAGTCGGGGTGGTTCTCAGGCAGGTCCGGCAGTGACACGAATTGCCCCCTTACGCGGCGGTAAACGTATCGCTTGCCGTTGGGCTTCGTGACAACCTTGATGCCCTTTAGTCGAACGCCTTTTGCCATTCCTCTACGCCCTCCGATTGCTTTTTGCCATCATACGGCAGGTTGTCCGCGTAATCGTCAAGGTCCAGGCGGTCATATAGGACGTTGCCGCCATCGCGCCGGACGGGCAGGCCCTTGGATTTCAGCTTGGTTACGCTCATGCCAAGGTAGGTTGCGGCGTCGTGGATCTTCATTAGTCGTGCTTGGCTCATTCTGCTTCCCCCTTTGGCGAAGATGCTCGGTGCTTGAGCTTAGCGCGGTATGCCACCGCCGCAGCCATATCTTCATCGGTGGCTTTGCGCTCTTTGTGGCAATGCTTGCAAACCCCCTTCGTGTACTCAATCGGGTACGTGAATGATGGCTCCCACTCGTGATCTCCGGTGTTAAGGCAATCGGCAGGGATCGGGTGGTAGTCAAAGGTTATCACCGTTTCAAAGACAAACATTTTGCCGCAACTATGACACTCGTGTTCGTGTCTGGTGTCTTCGGAATATCCATGCCCATCATCATGGCAGACTTCACATTCAGCTTCGCAATACGGGCAATTCATGTCGCTCATGCCTCCCCTCCCTGTACCCCGAAGGCCGATAGGATGGCGGCGGTGTGGTGGGCTTGCGCGGCGGCTTTGGCGGCTTCTAGGGGGCGATCACCTCCAAAGTCTGCCAAGTAGGTTGTGCCGAATGAGGCGTGTAGCAAGCGTCGGATTTCCCGCCGTGGGGTGCTAATATCCTCAATCACATAATTCCCAGCGTGATGGCGCTTTCCACCACCTAACCACTCCAACGGCAGAACTCGCCCCGGCATCGCGGCAATGATGGCGTCGGCAACGTCTGGCGAATTTAGCACGCGCCCCTCGTCGTCCCCGACAGCCGCATCGTAAACGACAGAGGCCAGTTTTTTACGCAGTTCACTCATGGGGTGTCTCCTGTGTGGTGGGTAGGGCGGCGCGGGCATAATCAACGGCCTTGTCAAAATCATCCGCCCGCATACTGAAAAGAGCGTCTACGTCAGCCTTGCCCTTTGACGGGTGGCGACGTGCAAACCTGCGATACGCAGACGCAGCGCCCGCGAGATTTGCCGCAGTCGGTAGTAACGCCTCCCGCGCGGCATCCCGCTCCGCCCGCAACTGCCGCACAATCCCCGCCTCCGGGCTGTCTGGCCCGTGCCTATGCTCCCAAAGGTGCAAGTGGCGGTCTATCTGGGCTTCGGTCCAGTTGGTCATTGGCTGTCCTCCGCAACACGCTGACAGCCAACAGGTGTCAGAAATTCAGCACCAACTTCGCGCAACATGTTCGCCGCGTCATGCCGTAGTGGTTCATCCGCAATGTGCCAGCGTCGGAAAAGCTGCCGCCAGAAACCGACGCGCTCAAGAGACATGTTGTGCAGGATTGAAAGCGCACGTTGCTGTTGATTAAAGGTCACTGGCTGTCCTCCGAGATAGCGCGTAGGGCGGCGGGGTGGTGCCGCTCTAGCCATGAAACGATGTTTTCGGCGTAATCTATATCGCGCACATCCATTTCGTGCGTCTCGCAGATGATGCTCTCGATTTCATCCACGATGTTTTCGCGGTCTTCGGCGGATACCTTCGCCGCCTCCTGCGGCGTCATGGCGTCACATCGCTGCCCCTCGGATACTAGGCGATCCATCCCTGCCTCTTTCATGGCAGCGATAGCCTCTGCATCCGCGTGTTTCTCGGTGCGCAGAATGGCGTTCTCGGCCTCCAACTCGGCAACCCGCTCGGCTTGGGATTGGTACACCTCAACGCGGACATATTCGCCATTTGTTGTCGATCGCATGCTGGCGGTCACACCGATCATTCCGCGCCAATCTTCATGTAGGTACGGCGTGAACCTATCTACCCGATCAGTCATTGCTTAGCCTTCCGTAGCGGGCAATCGCGGCCCTGATTGCAGTCTCTGGTGCATCCGCTGGCAAACAGCGCTTGGATGCGGTTAAACAGCTTGCTCATGTGGTTCTCCTTTGGGTGCCCCCTGCCAAATTGGCGCTCGACAGGGGGCGTTTTGCTCGCCCGAGCAACTTCCATAGAACAAGCGCCCGTCGGGCTTATTGTCGCCACTAGTTCGCTGTGGCCGCGTTATCCCCGGAGCGGGAATCTCAGTAATCGTCGCTTTCGTCAAAATAGCTGGCGTCAAATTCCCAACCTTCGATCTGTCCATCAGCGCCAATGTTCATGATGATGTAATCGCCGTAGCCGTTACCTGCTGGGGAAAGCATAGAGGGCACGTACCCGTCTTTTTGGGTGACAGCTTCCCCGCTTTCTTCGAGCAGAGAATAGATGCCGTCATCGCAGACCTTGTAGTGAGTGGTTGCGATAGTGCCGCCGGGCCAACCTTTGATCTTGCCTGTATCAAGGTCAATCTGGATGTCCCAAGTCTCGCCTTTGGCAAAGGGCATCAGGTCGCCGTCAGCGTCTTCTTTGCCGTTTACGGTGGCGTCTTCCCAGTACCTAACACCGCACACCGCGCGTAAGGTCTTCACTTCCACGTCCACTTTTTTAGTGATGGTGATTTGCATTGGTTCATTCCTTCGGTTGGGTTAAAAATCAATCTCGCCAAGCATCGCCGCGACGGCTGCGCGGGTGCTTGGGATAAAGCCGTAATCCGGCCCGTTTCTCGCTTCCCACGCCCTCTTGCTCTTGTGGTAGGCGTTCGGGCCTTCCTGGTGGCAATCCCAATGGCAAAGCGGGATCGTGTCACGGTCGCCGCTCTTGCGCCCCGCCGCCGGTAGCTGGTCGTATCCGTGCGGCTCGTCGGCAGGCGGTCGGCTCTGGCAGTGGTGGGCGTCATTCGGGGGCGGTGAACCACAGATAACGCAGGGAAGTTGCTTAACTGCGGCCATGTATGACAGGCCGCATTGCCCTTTTTTTGTTGACCGGTGGGCGGTTCGTTTCTTTGAAACATTTCTTAGGCCTTTCTTAACTCTCTTTGGCTTCGGCACCTTGAGGCCAAGCGGGCCACGGGGGGATATCTGGTTCATCGCTTATCCTCCGGTTCGGTCAGCACAACGCCAAGGCGCGTGAAGTGCGAGTGAACAGCGTCGAGATATTTCCGTTTCTGTGGGCTGGTCATTTGGCGGGTCACTCCGAAGTCAAACGGCACCATCATCAGGCGCAGCTTTTGCTCATAGGGCAGTGGCCGAATTACGGCGTCATACTCGGCGGCGAAGTGTTCGTTCTCGGCCTTGAGGATGCCCACGCCGAAGTGCAGCTTGCAGTATCCGCGAAAGCCCTCGGCGGTATCGGTCCCCAGTTGCTCTGCGGCTTCCAGCATCCAGCGGCGCTGCAACCTGTTCTGCTCTGCGCTGCGCCCCTTGCCTGCCGCGATGCTGGCTGTGAAAGGCAGGTCACGCGCTTTTAGCAGGGCGATCAGGCTGTCTAGCTGCTGCTGATTGGTCACGGTGCGCGTTGCCATCTAGCTGTCCTTTCCGCTTGTCTTTCGCTGCAATGATGTCGGGGTCGCGCTGATACGGATACGCGAGGTTATTTTTCCACCAGCCTGCAAGGTCGCTCAGGCTGGTGAAGGCGTTAATGCGGGCGATAAGCCGCGCTTTCCCGTGAGGGGTCAGAAGGGCACCTCGTCTCCGAGGTCACGCGATCCGCCGTACCCGCCACCAGACGCGCCGCTGTCATAGCCGCCGCCAGACTGACCGCCGCCGCTATCCGAGCCGCCACCGTTTCCGTCCAGCATCGTCAGGGTGCCGCCGAAGCCTTGCAGCACAACTTCGGTGCTGTACTTGTCCGCGCCGGATTGGTCCTGCCACTTGCGCGTCTGAAGCTGGCCTTCGATATAAACCTTGCTGCCCTTCTTGAGGTACTGCTCAGCAATCCGCACAAGGCCCTCTTGGAAAATCGCGACGCTGTGCCACTCAACTTTTTCACGGCGTTCCCCGCTGTCGCGGTCTTTCCATGTCTCGGAAGTGGCAATCCGCAGGTTGCAGACCTTGTTGCCGTTCTGAAATGAGCGCACTTCGGGATCGCGCCCCAAGTTCCCGATCAGGATCACTTTATTCACACTGCCAGCCATCAGCCCAATGCCTCCATATACATCTGCGTCACCGCGTCTTCTTCTGCGATTTCGTCCTTGCTGCGTTTACGAAGCGCCAGGCACTTGCGTATGATTTTCGGCTCGTAGCCGCGCCCCTTGGCTTCGGCCATTACGTCCTTCACCTGATCGGCAATGTCTTTGCGATCCGATTCAAGCCGTTCCGCCCGCTCTACGAACTGTCGCAGCTCGTCGGCTGTCACTCGGTAGGTTTCGTCTGTCATGCTGCTTGGTCCTTCTGATCTTCTTCGGTTTCTTCGAGGTAGACGTATTTCTTGGCGTCAGCGTCGAACTCCAGTTGCAGTTCCTTGGCGCGTGCGACCAAAAGCATCTGCACGTCACGGCCTGCCTTCTTTGCGCGAGACAACAGGCCGTTAATGCCTTCTGCGTCCTTCACTTCGGGCAGGGCGGTGTTGAACCACTCCACCTCAGACTTGCGGGCGATCTGCGCCTCAGAAAGTGCGTTCAGGCCGTCTTTCACCTGCGCGATGATGCCCTCTAGGCAGGTGCTAAACTCAGGGGCGCTGGCGTCAGGCAGGCCGATATCGACAAGGTTCGCGGGGTCTTTGCCAAACGAGGTTTCCGTTGGCGAAAAGACGAGGTGCCGCTCTTTGTTGTAGATGGAGATGCGGGCGATCACGTCGCTGTCGGTCAACACCAAGTCTTTTGTGCCGCCGGAGATTTTCAGGCGCTCTTTGATCGTGTCGCCATCGGATTTTTCGTCCATATGCGAGATCAGGACAACGTCTTTGCCGAAGCCGCGCAGCATCTTGAGGTATGCGCTAAAGCGCGCCCCAAGCTGCCCCCAGCCTTGCTGGTTCAACGCCCCGCCATACCCCAGCTTGGAATTGCTGCGAAGAATGTCTTGGGCCAAGAAGTCCAGCGCCTTGCCAACGGTATCAATGATGATTGTGTCAAACTCGGCCACGTCAGCGGCGGTGATGCCTGCCACGTCGCGCCAATCGTTCACTTGCACAACGTCTTTGCGGTCAACGGCGCGGTATGCACCTTTGTCAAAGTCCAGCATCAGCGGCTTAGATGCCGTGAACGCGAGGCTTGTCTTGCCTAGACCGGGCTGCGAATAGATCGTCAGGCACAGCGTTTTGACTTCGATCACCTCGTCGGCGTGTGTGATTTTCAGTGTCATTTGTCCTCTCCTGCCGCCTTCATGCGGTCGTCATATGCCTGCACCAGAGCGCGGCATCGGTTTACGAATGGGGTAAGCTCGGCCAGATCCCAGCCATCGCCCATGCGCAGGGATTTGGTGACGTATTCCAGCGGCGCGAGGCACAGGCTAAAGAACGCGTCCTTGCGGCCAAACGTCTTGTTGGGGGGCAGGTCGTTCACTTTGCTGCCCCCACGGTCACGCGGGGCGGGGTGCGCGTCCAATCGCAGGACGCACGGCCCATTGCCATTTGCAGATACACCCACGCGGCGATTGTGCGGTATTCCCAGTCTGCGGACCCGCGCTTGAACGGGCGGCGATCCATCAGTTGCGTCAGGGCCATACCGCGATATCCGGAGGGGCGCTTGAACTGTGCTTGGTCGTGCATGATGCTGTTAGCCTCCGTTGAATTGCGTTACGTGCTTTGAAATTCGGGTAGTTGCGGGCCAGCCTGTCGATATCGTCGCAAGCCTTCCGCAGGCGCTCGTAGGACGTGTCGGGCAGGTCCGCGTCGACCTCTGCGGCCAGCATCACGTCGGCCA